CGCAAGGATAAGATAGCCGCGAAGCTCTGGCGAGAGCTGATCAAGGAATACAAATCAGCAGCCGCTCAGGGGGTGGAGCTCCTCACCAGCTCGGATATTGGTCTACTTGCCCGATACTGCAAGACGTTCGCCGAGTATGAGCGACTGCTGGAGGCGCACCAGCGGATTGAGAAGATCGCTGAGGATACCGACAACCTTTACCAGTACATCATGCAGCAGGACGAGTACACGATGAAGGCAATGGCGCAGATTGCGCAGCTTGCATCGATCGACGGAATTCTTAAGATCGAAAAAGCGATCAACAACAAGATGGACCAGTTGGTCAAGATGGAGGACAGGCTGTTCCTGAATCCACTGGCGAAGGTCAAGAACATCCCGAAGCCGGCAAAGGATCCCCCGAAGTCTCGCATGGCCGACTTTCTGAGCCGCCGCGCAACGGGTGGTTAAGATGCCTCACAGCAAACAGCGTGCACTTGAAGTCATTGAGTTTGTCCAGATGCTCCACGCGGTGGACGACTTTTACGGGCAGCCTTTCACGCTCCTTGATTGGCAGCACCAAGTCCTTTGGGACGTCTACGGCACGGTAAAGGATGACGGATATCGACAGTATCGGTACGCATACCTGGAAATCCCGAAGAAAAACGGCAAGACGTCGCTGATCGCAGCGCTGGCACTGTATCATCTCGTTTGCGATCCGCCCGGAGGACAAATTTACTGCTGCGCCGCAGATCGCGGTCAGGCGGAGCTCGTCTATAAGGCCGCGCTTGGGATGATCGAGCAGGAGCCGGAGTTTGAGGGCGTTATCAAAGTGCTGGACAGTCGGAAGGAGATCAAAAACCTCCATACCGGCACGACGATGAAAGTCTTGTCCGCCGAGGCGTACACCAAGCACGGTATAAACCCGACGGTGGTTATTTTCGACGAGCTTCATGCGCAGCCATCGCGCGATCTGTGGGACGTGATGACTTTTGGCGCCGGCGCTGCGCGGAAAGAGCCGCTGTGGTGGGTCATCACAACGGCGGGCGATGATCCGGACCGGCATTCCGTCGGATGGGAAATTCACGAATATGCTCGAAAAGTCCGAGACGGGGAGCTCCACGACCCGCATTGGTATGTGAAGATTTACGGCCTTCCGGAAGATGCGGAAGAACAAGGCATCGATATTTTCGACGAAAGAGTTTGGTATGAGGTCAACCCTTCACTGGGCCATACGCTCAGCATTGAGTCAGTCCGACAGGAGGCGCTGGCTGCTCGCAATAGCGAAGTGGCGAAGCGTCTTTTTTGCTGGTTGCGGCTCAATATGTGGGTGAGCCTTAAGCGCACAGGTTGGCAGCCGCTCAGTCTGTGGGACAAGTCTACCGGTGATTGGGGGCGAGCCGACCTTGTCGGAAAGAAGTGCTATCCCGGTATCGACTTATCCAGCACAACAGACCTTACTGGTGTCGTGTATTTGTTCCCGCCGCAAGATGGTTTTGATGATTGGCGATTCATCATGGAAGCGTGGATCCCGGAGGACAGCATGAAGGAGCGCGTCCGAAAAGACGGCGTGCCCTATGATCGTTGGATGAATCAGAAATTTCTCTATGCCACGCCGGGCGAAGTCATCGACTATGACTTTGTCGAGGCGCAGCTGCTCGCCGCAAACAAAACATACGAGATTCCGGCCGCCGGGGCGGACCCGTGGAACAGCCGGATGCTCACCCAACGTCTTATGCGCGGAGGGATGGAGATTGTCGAGATCCAGCAAAACATGAAGAACATGTCGCCGGCAATGAAAATGATCGAGCATCTTATGAAAACCGGGCGGATGACCCACGAAAAGCATCCAGTCGGTCGGTGGTGTTGGGGAAATGTGGTCGTCGCGGTGGACGGGAACGAGAACATCAAGCCGATGAAAAATAAGTCTAAAGAGCGGATCGACTTGACGGTCGCGCTCATTAACGCCATGGCAACGGCGATGCTGTTCGAGGAAATGGAAGAGGACCTTATATACAACCGACGCGGCATGCTGAGCCTGCTAGACTGAAAGGCGGTGGTAAATTGAATCTGTGGCAGAAAGCAAGGCTCCTTTTTTCCAACAGTTTCGACGAGATGTGGGAAAAATTCGTGCTCGGCGAAGATATCATAATGATTCCGTCCGGATCCGTCTCAACAGCCTCCGCGATGAAGTACACGGCGGTTTTTGCATGTGTGCGGGTGCTTTCCGAAACATTCGCTAGTGTGCCGATCATGCTATATCGCAAAAAAGATGATGGTGACAGGGAAAGCGTGAACGATCTCGCAATATACGACATCATGCACAACCGCCCGAACGACGAGATGTCGCCGTTCAACTTCAAGGAAGCATGCATGGTGGCGTTGAACACAGGTGGGAATGCAGTTTGTGAACGCTTGGTCAACCGACGCGGCGAACTGGTCGGATTGTATCCGTACCAGTGGCAGCAGGTGGACATCAAGCGAGATCCGGATACGCAACAACTCCAATATGCGATTCGCGGGAACGGCGTCAAGCCCGTCAAAACACTGACGCGGGATCAAGTTTTCCACGTTCCGGGGCTCAGTTTCGACGGCGTGATCGGGATCTCGCCGATCCAGTATAACGCCGGCGCAGTTCGGCTCGGTAAAGCATACGAGGATTTCGGCATTAACCTGTACAAAAACGGGGCGTTTCCGAGCGGTGCGGTTTCGTTCGAAGGTGTGCTCAAGGAAGAAGCCTTCAAACGTTTCAAGGAGGATTTTAAGAAGAACTTCCAAGGTATGAAGAACACCGGGATGCCGATCATCTTAGAGAACGGCGGGAAGTTTGTTCCGTTTATTATCAATCCGGCTGACGCGCAGTTGATCGAGAACAAGAAATTTCAACTCGAAGATATCGCCCGGATTTATCGCGTACCGCTGCACTTGATCCAGAACCTTGACCGGGCCACGAATAACAACATCGAACATCAAAGTCTCGAGTTCGTTATGTACACGATGCTACCTTGGTTCAAGCGCTGGGAAGAGAACGCGAATATGCAGCTCCTCACGCGTGCGCAACGTCAGGCGGGTTATTACCTCGAGTGCAAGATCGACGGACTGCTCCGCGGCGATGCGATGAGCCGCGCGCGTTCGTACGCATATGGCCGCCAGTGGGGATGGCTTAGCGTGAACGACATCCGCCGGCTGGAAAACATGAGCCCGATCCCGAACGGCGACATTTATCTCGAGCCGACAAACATGATCGAGGCCGGTACGAATCGAGAAGAGCAGTTGAATAACATGGCAGAGGAAATCTATCGGATGATCAAAGAAGGGAGGATCGCCGCGTGAGTCGATTTTGGAGTTTTAAAAATTTATCTGATCAGGAGGCGGAGCTCCGCATCGACGGAGAGATCGTCGAGGATAGCTGGTCGTGGCTATATGAATGGTTCGGCGAACCCCATGCGGCTCCGAACAAGTTCCGCAAAGCCCTTTCCGAACACAAAGGCAAAAATATCACGGTTTGGATTGACAGCTGGGGCGGTGACGTATTTGCTGGCGTCGGCATTTACAACGCGCTGAAGGAACACAAAGGAAAAGTGACTGTCAAGATTGATGGTAAAGCGGTTTCCGCCGGATCGCTTATCGCCATGGCCGGCGATGAAATTCTGATGTCTCCCGGAAGCATCCTGATGATCCATAACCCCTGGTCCTGGACCAGCGGAGAGGCGAAAGATATGCGGCATGCAGCCGATGTGCTGGATGAGGTCAAAGAGGCCATTCTCAACATCTATCAATCTCGCGTGAAATCGAAAACGCGCGAAGAGATCTCGAAAATGATGGATAACGAGGAATGGATGTCCGCCCGGAAAGCGGTAGCTGAAGGATTTGCTGACGGCATTCTGCGTTTGGAAAACGAAGAAGCGACCATCAGCGCTGCTTATTCAATTAGCCGACTGGCCATTCAAAATAGCGCTGCAACTGCCATGCAAAAGTTCTTCCGGGAGTGGCAGAAAATGCAGAAAAATAAAGATCCGGAAGAACCGGCACAAAATCTCGAAAAAAACCCGCCTAACAAGCGGGTTTTTGATATTCAGCGGCGCGTAAGCGTGCGCGAAAAATCATTCAGGAGGTATGTCTAATGGACAAACTGCAAAAGCTTTTGGCCAGACAAGAAGCGCTGCTGAAAGACATGCGCGCGCTGGCCGACAAGGAAACCATGACGGACGAGGATATTGCCAGCTACGAGGCGATGGAGAAGGAATACGACAACAATGAGAAACAGATCGCAATCCTTCAGCGCCAATCGAAGCGCGAGGACGACGACAATAAACCGGTCAACAAGCCGGTGATTGAGACGGTTAACGAACCGATACCGAAACCGTACAAGAGCCTGACGGAGCAACTGCGCGACGTCAAACTGGCTGCACAAGGACAGGTATCGGAGAAGCTGATTACGGTGCAGAACGCGATGGGCGGAAATGTTGGAGT